GCGCGTTGGTGGACCGTCTGCAACAGAGCCTGCAGCGCGCGCAGGTCCCGACCTCGCAACAGGCTCTTGCGCTAAAAGCAATCGGTCTGTCGGCTAGTCAGTTGATCGGCGTGCCGCTGCCCGAACAGTTCGACCGTATCGCAGACGCAGTCTCGAAGTTTACCGACGGCGGCAACAAGACCGCGATCGTGATGGCGCTGCTCGGTCGCGGCGGCGCCGAGATGATCCCGACCCTCGACCTGGGCCGCGCCGGCCTCGACCAGATGCGGCAAAGCGCCGAGGATGCGGCCACCGTCATGACGGGCCAAACCGTCTCGGCGCTGGCGACGATGAAACAGTCGACCACGCTGCTTGAGGCGAGCCTGAAATCTCTTGGCGGCACTATCATGGGTCAGGTCGCGCCCTCGATCACGGAATTTGACGATCAGTTGGCGCACTCGGTCGGCAACATCACCGCGCTCATCGCCACCGGGCAGATGAGCGATTTTGTCATGAAGGCGCTCGGCAGCGACATGCTGCTGGTCGCCGATTACGCCAAGCTGCTTGCGCAGGCATTCACCGATCTCGTGCTGCTGAATTGGAGCGAGTTTAGTCAGCACTGGAAGGAGAACATGGCGGCCGTCGAGGCCAATGCCAATGAGTCGCTCGGCGACCTCGACGATATGCTGGCGAAAGCCCGCGAGAGCTACAAGGCGCTCCTTGATCAAGCCAACGAGACCAACAAGGGCCTGAAGCCCCCGCCGGCGATCGGCTACGGCAACCAAGACGCCTTGAAGGCAGAGCTTGAGGCTATTCAGGCGGAGGTCGCGGCGCAGAACACCTATTATCAGTCGCAGGTCGAGCACATCAATTCGCTCGCCAAGACGTTCCAGATCGGCGAGCAACAAAAGACGCAAATGCTGCTGGCGGCGGTAGACCAGCGCGAAGCATTTCAGGTGGCCGAGCTGCAGCAAGCCATCGGTCTCCAGGGCCAGACGCAGGCGTCATACCAAAAGCTTCAGGACGAGCTGACCAAGATCAAGCAGAAGGCCACTGCCGATCGCCAGAAGATTACCGATCAGGCGGCGCAGGAACAGGAGAAGACCTGGAAGGCGGCTGCCGACCAGATATCGAGCGCCTTCGACAGCCAGTTGAAGGGCCTTCTTTCCGGCACCACGACCTGGAGCCAGGCGATGAAAAACGTCGCCGGCGACCTCATTATCAAGATGATCGAGGACGCCTTGAAATTCGAGCTTGAATGGCTCGCGTCGCAGGCGCGCGTCCTTGCCGGGCATCTGACCAGCGAAACGGCCATGACCACGGCGACCGCCGCGGGAACCTCCGCGCGCACTGCTGCAGAGCAAACCAGCGCGGCGAGCGGCATGCTGGCGAACGTCGCGGCCGCGGTTGAAGCCATCATGCGAGACGCCGCGCAGGCCTTTGCCGGCGTGTTCGCCTTCCTCGCTCCGGTGATGGGCCCGGCCGCAGCCGGACCCGCCGCAGCGGCGCAGGCCTCCGTCTCGGCCGCGGCGATCTTCGATATCGGCACCGATTATGTGGTGCGCGGCGGCCTGGCGCTCATTCATCCCGGCGAGACGATCATCCCCGCCGCTCGCGGGTCAGGTCCCTACACCGGCGCCGGCATGGGGACGCAGGTCCACGCGCCGGTGAGCATCAACGTTTCGGCGCTCGATTCGCAGAGCGTCGCCCGGTTCTTCAACGACAACTCTAGGCACATGCTGCGCGCGATCAACGACGCGGTGAAGCGCGGTGCCCATCTCGGTTTGTCACGCAGCAGACGATGAGGTTGGTATTGGCTCTTCGTCTTGTGTTGACTGTGCCAATTCGTCTGCGGCTGATCGTTTCAATTCGACTACCTTTTCTTCCGCACGACCGCTTCTAAATCCGCGGCTGCGCTAGAGCTCCATCCGTTGCGTTGTGCCCAGCGCCGGACTTCAGCAGGATCGAATGAATGCCCTTCGGCACGAAGCTTATCAATGGTCCGCTCAGCGTGCTTCTTGTCAGATGGGTGGCCCAAACCTGTCCCCAGATTGATGGTCTGGGTTAGTTGGCTCAGAGCTTTTTCCACGGCATCCGGGAGATTGCTGGGAGGAGAAACGTTCTGAGTTTCGGCGCCAACAATTTGCGGATTCCACGTCGCCTGCCACTCTTTGCCTTCTTCGTCGGTCCAAGGCAGATACATGATGGCCTGAGCACCGTATGAATCGTCAAGCTTATTCATGTCTGCAATAGAGATATGTGCACCTACCAAGAGCCCTTGACCAACAAAGGGCCGAAAGGTCTGACCGCTTTCTAGCGTCATGCTCACACCATCTGTCAAAAGAACCTGCTGACCCTTTAACATGGCCTTCGCAGGAGCTTGCCCCAGAAACTCGGCCACGATTGTGTGCTCCCAACCACCCTTCTTGGGCACTACCAGCGTCACTCGGGCAATTCCTTGGCCTTTGCATAACTTCACGATTTGCTGAAAGGCGTTCCGAATTTGATCCGACGACCTTTTGACTATGTATCTGGCTACGGTGGGCATTTTGATATTCTCCCCCCAGGGGCTCCCCCTCATCGTTGAGAACCCGAAGAACAAGTCACTTCCGCTTTTGGCGACTTGTCCTCCGCTAAATCGCAAAGTCGACTAGCGTCGGCCTCTAGTCGCGCGCCTTATCGAGTCCGCGCTTCTGTACGTGCTCAGCCCAAATGCGCTGCATCATCACGTCGAGTTCGGCGATATCAAAGTCGCGGCCGTCAGGAAGCCTGGTGCCCCGGTAGCCCTCACGGCGTGTGCCGCTGAAGGGGCTGCCCGGATGACACACCCACTCGCACCCGGTCGGCACGTGCTTGATACCTCGGTCGGAGATTTCGAACTGATCTTCTGTGACTGGCGTGAAGGGCATAGCGGTATTTCCGCGTCGTGCAAACGAACGTTCAAATAGGCAAGGATTTGCCGATTTCAAGCGATCAGCCTGGATGGAGCGAAGCGAACTCCGAAAACGATTAAAGGCATGGGCTACATCAACGGGGTCAACCTGCTGCCGTCGACCGGCGAGTTCACATACGACACCATTCCCTATCTCGGTCGGCGGGTCACCGAATCCCTTCTTACCTCGATCAACCGCTACGCAAACGGCGGTCCACTCGCCGGCACCGGCACTGTCAGCGACTATTCGATCGCGATCAACCAGCTGCAAGCCGCGTTTCCCGGCTGCACAACGGTCGCGGTCGTCGTCGCCTGGTTCGGCAATTCGGCCGACGTCACCGCCTGCCAGATTTATCCATCGACGACCTACATCAACGGCACGTTTCAGCAGGCCTCGGGCGGCTCGGATGTCTGGCGCTGTTCGAGCCTAACGCAATCGTCGTCTGGGCTGATCCCAATCCCGCAGGTGGGCTCAAGCTTCATCTACGGCGGCACGCCGTCCGATCAATCGATCGTTCGCTGCATCCGCGACCTGAAAAGCCGAGGGCTGCGCGTCGTCTTCTATCCCTTCATCCTCATGACCGCTTCCGGCGAGCCCTGGCGCGGACGGATCACCTACAACGGGACGGACATTTCCAGCGCGGCGACGACCGCAATCAACAACTTCTTGGGCAGCGCGGCTGTCTCGGATTTCACGCAGGACGCGACGAACCTCACTGTCGCCTATTCGGGCTCCCCGACCGATTACACCTATCGGCGGATGATCCTGCACTATGCAAATCTGTGCGCGGTCGCCGGCGGCGTCGATCTGTTTCTGCTCGGCTCGGAATTTCGCGGGCTGGAAGTCGTTCGCGGGCCGGCTTGGACCAAGGCGGGCACGGTCAGCGGCGGCACCACGATCTGGGACTATCCGTTCGTCGCCGGGCTCGTCCAACTCGCGAGCGACGTACGCACGGTGTTCAGCAACGCCGGCCTGACCAAAGACACCACGAACCTGCACAACCTGATTGCCTATTCGGCCGACTGGTCGGTGTGGATGGGCTACCAGCATCCGGGCGAGAACGGCCAATGGCCGCATCTCGACCAGCTCTACGCGTCGAGCAACATCGATCTGGTCTCGTTCGACAATTACCTGCCACTTTCGGATTGGACGACCGGCAACGGCGGCCTCGACGCCGAGAATTGGCTTGTGCCGGCGCCGACCGGCACGTGGCCGCCTGGACCGTCCGCGTTCAGCGGCCTCGGCATGAGCGGGCAGCCGACGATCTATTCGATCCCGTATCTAAAAGCGAACATCGAAGGCGGTGAAAAATTCAACTGGTTCTATAACGACAGCAATAATTTCGGCATCGGCCTCGATCCGAACGGAACGAATCTCCGGGTCTCGTTGCCGGAAGGCGACCGCCTGACGCAATCGCGCAATCAGTATTATGCGAACCAGCAATTGCTGGCGAACAAGCAATTGCGTTGGTGGTGGAACAACTATCACTACGCGGTTTATGACGATGGCGACGGCAGCGGGTGGTCGCCGCACGGTTCTCCCACCGAGTGGGTGCCGAATTCGAAATCGATCACCTTTGCCGAATATGGCTTCCCGGCTTGCGACAAGTGCACCAACCAGCCGAACTTGTTTTATAGCCCGGCGTCGACCGAGAGCGGCACACCGTTCTGGTCGATCTGGGACCCGAGCGCCAGCGCCTCCGGAGATTATTGGCCGCGCCGTGATGACGAGCTCTATTTGCTCGCGCTGCAAGCGGTCTACGAATACTGGGTCACCGACGGGAACAACGAGACGGTCGGCGGCGTGCCGATGATCCAGACGACGTTCATGTCGATCTGGAATTGGGACGCGCGACCATTTCCGACGTTCCCCAACATGGTGAGCGTGTGGGGCGACACGGGGGACTGGCCGGCCGGCAACTGGCTCGGCGGCAAGGGACCGTTCGTCACCCCGCTCGTCCCGAGCACCCCGCCCACGCCGGGGCCGTATTCGACCTTCCCGTCAATCGACACGATCGGATGGTCGGTCAAGTTCTCGCCGATCTTCTCGACCGGCACTGCGATGCACGTGTCCGGCAAGGAATTGCGCGCCGCGAAATACGTCGTCCCGCTCTGGAGCATCGAACTGAACTACGACATCCTGCGGCTGGCCTCGCCCTATGACGAGCTGGAGGAGATCGTCGGCTTTTTCGAGGAGTGTCAAGGCGAGGAGGCGTCGTTTTATTTCGAGCCGCTGACTCTCTCGCCCGTGTTCTGTCAATCGATCGGCACCGGAGACGGATCGACGACGACGTTTCCCTTCGGCGTGTCGATCGGCAGCGTGTCCCTCTCGCCGGCCAACGTCGGCAGCTCGCCCAACATCTATTTGAACGGCGTCCCGCAATCGAGCGGCTACACCGTGAACGCGACGGCGCTTTCGCCTTCGGTAACGTTCGCGACGGCGCCGGCGTCGGGCGTTGCGGTTACCGCCGACTTCGACTGGTTCTTCCTCTGCCGTTTCGACGACGACAGCGAGGACGCGGAGGAATTCATGTCGCAGCTTTATGAACTGCAATCGGTCAAGCTGCGCACGGTGCGGTCATGACCACGCCGCCTTCATTGCCGACGCTGGCCGGGTTGTCGTGGTCGCGGCACAAGAAGCCCGGCTTTTCGACGCGCGTCGCCTCGCACGTGTCCGGCCGGGAGGTGCGCGTCGCGCTGATGGAATATCCGCTGTACGAATTCGAGGCGGTCTACAGCGGCCTGGCATCGACGACGACGCCGGCGTTCGCCGGACTCGGATCGAGCAGCCTGCAGAGCTTGATGGGCTTCTTCCTGCAGCTGCAGGGGCAGTTCGGCACTTTCCTCTACACCGATCCCGACGACAACGCGGTCACCGGCCAGGCGTTTGCGACCGGGAACGGGACGACAACCTCGTTCACGATGATGCGCTCCCTCGGCGGCTTTTTGGAGCCGGTCGGATGGGTGACCAGCATCGCGAACGTTTATCTCAACGGCGTGGCGCAGTCCGGAAGCGCCTACAGCCTGGCGACGCCGAACACGCTGAACTTCACGGCTGCGCCGGGCAATACGGTGGTCGTTTCGGCCAACTTCTCCTACGCCTTCAACTGCCGCTTCCTCGACGATCAGATGGACTTCGAGGAGTTCATGTCGAACCTGTGGAAACTCGAAAGCATGAAATTCCGCAGCATCAAGAGCTGGCTAGGCGGGTGAGTGTTCGATGAAGCCCTCCTCTTCGGCGCTGATCACGTATCTCAACAACGCTCGCGCCAATCCGGACGTGCCGCTCTTGATGGCGGACGCGTTCACCTTCACGCTGCGAGACGGCCTGGTGCTCTGCTACACCAATGTCGACGTGACGTTCACCTATAATGGCAACACCTACCTCGCCAATTCGATCCGGGTCGACGGGCTCAAATACAAGGCCGCGGTCGGGCTCGAAGTGGACCAGCAACAGATCACGGTCGCGGCGCTAGCCACTGATACGATCACGTCCGGTGCGCCATTCCTGCAGGCGCTGCGCGACGGCTCCTTCGACTTCTGTCAGATCGAGCGCGATCGCGTTTTTTTCTCCGACAAGATCGGGGGCACCGCGATCGGCTCTGTGGTCTTGTTCAAGGGTCAGCTCGGCACCATCGACGAGCTCGGGCGCACGTCCGCCAAGCTGACGGTCAATTCGCTCTTGGTGCTGCTCGACATCGACATGCCGCGCAACGTCTATCAGCCGACCTGCCTGCACACGCTCTACGATTCCGGCTGCACGCTCGTCAAAAACGCCTTCGGCACGAACGGCACGGTCGGCTCCGGCTCGACGGCCTCGGTCATCAATTGGTCGGGCGCCAGCACGAATTTCCAGCAAGGCTCGATCACATTCACGTCCGGCGTCAATGCCAGCGTGACCGCGACGGTCGGCTCCGTCGTCGCCGGAACCTCGATGACGCTGCTCTATCCGTTGGAGAGCGTGCCCGCGCCGGGCGACGGCTTTACCGTCTACTACGGCTGCGACCACACGCCGGGCACCTGCCAGAGCAAATTTAACAACCTCGCGAACTTCCGCGGTTTTCCCTACGTGCCGCCGCCGCAGATGGCGATTTGACATGACCGTGCACCGCCTCATCGACAGACACGGCCGGCCGCTGGCGAGCAAGCCAGAGCGCGTCAATGGCGCGCCGGCGCGGGCGGTGCAAGATCACGCGCGCCGACTAGCCGATCAGAATGCGCACAACGTCACGCTGACCGCGCTCGCGCTGGCGCTGGCGAAGCATTTCATCATCGCGGCCGACGACGACACGGCACAGGCCTTCGTCGCCTACTTCAACGATCAGTCGCGCAAGATGGCGGCGGCGACCGGCGTGCCGGCGATCGCCGCGGCGGCCGAAGAGAAGACCAGCCAACTCGCGGGGATGCTGCTGGCGAAGCAAGCGGAAGCGAAGCGCGATGGCGACCGAAGCTGACCAGCGCGCGGCCGTCGTTGCCGAAGCGCGCAAGTGGCTCGGCACGCCGTACCACAATTGCGCCGACATCAAGGGCGTCGGCGTCGATTGCGGAATGCTCATCGTCCGCGTGTTCGTCGACGCCGGCTTGTGCGCGCCGTTCGATCCGCGGCCCTATCCGCCCGACTGGCACCTGCACCGGGGCGAGGAAAAGTACCTCGGCTTCGTATTTGATCGCTGCAGCGAGGTGGAGAAGCCGCAGCCGGGCGACGTGATGGTGCTCCGCATCGGCCGCTGCTATTCGCACGGCGGCATCGTCACGGCTGCCACCCCGCTTACGGTCGTTCATGCCTACTTTCAGGCGCGGCGCGTGATCGAGGAGGACATCACGCACAACAGCCGTTTGTCGGACGCCGAGCGCGCGCCTCGCTTCTTCAGCTTCTGGGCGAAGAAATGAGCGGACTGTTTGGCGGCGGCCAGCCGACGACGACGGCGCCCGACTATACCGGGCTGCAAATCCAGACGGCGGTCAACACACTGCCGATTCCCATCGTCTGGGGCATGTCGAAGCTTGCCCCGAACGTCATCTGGTACAATGACTTTCAGACGTATGGCAGTGGCGGCAAGGGCGGCAAAGGCGGCGGAGGGGGTGGCGGCGGCAAATACGGCGGCAGCAGCCAAACGACGTACAGCGCCTCCGTCATCCTCGCGCTGTGCGAAGGACCGATCGTAGGCATCAACACGATCTGGAAGAACGAGTCGCTCTATACGCTTGCCGGGCTCGGCCTGTCGCTCTTCACGGGCACCGATCCGCAGAGCCCGTGGAGCTACGTTTCTTCCGCCTATCCGTCCCAGGCGCTCGGCTACGAGGGCACGGCTTACGTCTGCGCCGAGAATTACAGCCTCGGTGACTCCGCAACGCTCGATAACCACAATTTCGAGGTCATGGGGCTGCGATACGGGACCGGGTACGGGCAGATTCCCTACACCTCGGAGACCGGCAGCTATGAGTACGGGCTCGTTGCCGGCAACCCGGCGCCGGCCACCGACTATTACGATGCCGACCCGGCTCTGTGCATCGAGGACTTTTTGACGAATGCGCAATTCGGCGTCGGCTTTCCGAGCGCGAACATCGATGCGACGACGCTCTACACGCAGGGAGGCGGCAACGATTCCTCCTATCAGACCTATTGCCGCGCAATCGGCTTTGCGCTCTCGCCCTGCCTGACCGATCAGGAGCAGGCGTCGTCGATACTCGCCCGCTGGCTGCAGCTCACGAACACTGCGGCGGTGTGGTCGGGCGGCCTCTTTCGCTTCATTCCCTACGGCGACAGCACTGCGACCAACAACGGCGTGACCTTCACGCCGAACGTGACGCCGATCTACAATCTAGGCGACGACGACTTCATGGCCCAGAACAACGAGGACCCACTACAGATCTCGCGGTCCGATCCGTTCGAGGCCTACAATGTCTGGCGACTGGAAATCGCCGAGCGCGACAACGCCTACAGTCTGACGACCGTCGAGTCGCGCGATCAGAACGCGATCGAAATCGTCGAGCAGGCGCCCGGCTCGAACGGCATGCGCATCGCGCCGACCGTGACCGCGCATGAGATCTGCGATGAGAACGTGGCCTCGATTTCCGGCCAGCTCTTGCTGCAGCGCGCCGTCTACATCCGCAACACGTACAAATTCCGGCTGTCCTGGGAATATTGCCTGCTCGATCCGATGGACCTGGTCACGGTCACGGACGCGGTGCTGGGGCTGTCGAACGCGGCGATCCGCCTCACCGAGATCGAGGAGGACGAGAACGGGTTCCTGCAGGTGACGGCGGAGGAGTTTCCGCTGGGCGTTGCCAGCGCGGTGCTCTACCCGACCCAGCCGGCGATCAACAATCCGATCAACCGCAATGTCACTCCGGACCCGGTCAATGCGCCGATCATTTTCGAGCCGCCGTCCTCGCTCGTCTCGACGCCGCAGGTCTGGTTCGCCGTCTCCGGCGGCTCCGGCGGCGTCGCCGATCCGAACTGGGGCGGCTGCAATGTCTGGGCCTCCGTCGACGGCAGCACCTATGTTCAGATCGGCACGATCTTTGGGCCGGCCGCGCAGGGCGTTCTGTCGTCAAGCCTGCCGAGCTACAGCGGCACCAACCCCGATTCGACCGATACGCTTGCGGTGAACATGGCCGAGAGCGGCCAGGCGCTGTCAAGCGGAACCGCCGCCTCGGCCGCGCTCGGCACTCCGCTGGTCATCGTCGACAACGAGCTGATGGCCTACGAGACGGCGACGCTCGCGTCGGCAAACCACTATTCGCTGACCACGCTCTATCGCGGGCTGTACGGAACCGAGATCGCCGCGCATTCGTCCGGCGCGCCGTTCGCGCTGCTCAATGGCGCGATCTTCGAATACGATCTTCCCGCGCAATATGTCGGCCGGGAGCTCTATTTTAAATTCCAGAGCTTCAACGTGTTCGGCGGCGGCATTGAGAGTCTTTCCTCGTGTACTGCGTACACCTATACGCCGACCGGCACCGCCATCGATCACCCGGTGGCTGAAGCAATGCTGCTCGGTAATGCACTCGACTTCGGACTCGTGACCGAGAGCGTCGGCGTGGAAGACGACTTCGGCACGCCATTCACGCTGCCGGTCGAATTCGATGTCGATCTCGGGGCTGCCTGACCGACCGTCGAAAATCTGAAATTACAATCGGAACCCAGCATGACAACCGCCGTCCAGGTTCAATATCGGCGTGGCACCTCTTCGCAGGTCGCCGGCTTCACGGGCGCACAAGGTGAAATGGTGGTCGACACCACCAACAACCGCGTGGTCGTTCAGGACGGCGCGACCGCGGGCGGCTGGCCCGCGGCGAAGCTCGCGGAAACGCAAACGATCGGCCGCACTACCGCATCGGATGCGAACTATTCGGCGGCGACCACGGATCGCAGCATCGCCTACACGGCGCTGACGGCCGCGCGCACGGTCACGCTGCCGGCGGCAAGTTCGTTTCCGGCCGGTTGCCAGCTGACGGTCACGGACGAGACCGGGAACTGCTCGGCGACGAAGTCAATCACGGTGGCGCACGCCGGCACCGATACCATCGACGGCGCGACAAGCGCCGTGCTCACCACCGCCTATGCGGGCCTCGTCCTTAAATGTAACGGATCAAACCAGTGGACGGTCCTCGCTCAGACCTCGCCGCCGCAGCTGAATACGGTCGCCCAAGGGCTGAACGGGTCGCAAATTCAGTTCGGCGTTCTCGAACAGCTAGTTACGCTATCCGGAAGCTCGACGACATCGACCATACAGATTCCTAACCGCGCGATCGTCTTTGCGGTTTCGGAGCTGGTCGTGACCGCGGTCACGGGCGCCCCGTCATTCGGAGTCGGCGTCTCGGGGAACACCACGCAATTCGGCGGCTCGCTCGGCACGTCGGCCGGATCAAACAACACCGGGGTTATCGGCCCGACCGCTTTCTATTCCGCCACATCAATCGTCATCACGGCCACGAGCGGCAGCTTCACCGGTGGCACGGTCCGAATTTCGATCCAATACATGCTCTGCAACGTGCCGACCTCCTGAGCTGATTTCGTTATGCGTTCTTCACCGGCGTGACGACGGGGCCGCAGTTCGATCATCACCACGATCGAATGCTGATGCCGCGCCGACAGTGTAACCCAGCATGAACATGAGCTACGACGATGCCCGGCAAGCTCGATGAAATCAGCCGCGCGATAGGCTCGATCGAGACTAGCGTTCGGGAGCTGCAGCGGCGCGCGGACGAGGATCGCGAAATCCGCGACCGCTGGCATTCAGAGAACAGCGCGGCGATTGCGGCACTGACCAAGAAGATCGATCAGCACGCCGCTGCTGTCGAGATGATGCGGCCCGTCGTCGCCGCGCTCGAATTGTCACGCTCGAAGCTCGCCGCCTGGGCGACGATCGGCTTGGCCGGTGTCGTGTTTTTCGGTTGGGTCTTAGAGGCGGCGGTCAAATGGGCTGTCTCCTGGGCCCTGTCGCATTGGCATTGAGGCGCGATGGATCGAGATCGAGGCAACGCTCCGGCAGCCGGAATAGCTGTGATTGAGCAAATGTGCATAGCTAGACCAAGGAGTTTTTCGATGCCAAGTACTTTTTGATATCAATTATGAGACCAGTCCGAGCGCCAACTCAGGAATCTTTCTCATCCAAACGGTGTTCTGGCGTGCCCATTGCCTTCTTGCAAGGACGTCGGGAACGAATTCAGAATACTTACCCTGGTGAATGTTGCCGACAAAAGCAGCCACATCAGCTGGGTCCGGGGCCGCCATCTCGCTGAGTTTGCGCAAGAATGGCACAGCCTCGTTCCTAGAGGTCTTAGGCATCGTAACGCCAAAATCGTGAAGCTCGGCAATAAAGCCAGCCATCGCCAGAGCCGCACTGAATACAGCACTGGTTTGAGAACCGCGCCACAGGAAGAGGTGGAGATCGCGCTCCTCCTCAATAAGCGCACGTTCGGAAAGACGATGTGTGCGGAACGCATTACGACCTTCTGCGAGTAACTCGCGCGCCTTGGAATCTAAATAGGGCGGAACATCGTCGGAGAGATAGATAGAACGCATCTCCTTTAACAGGCGATCATGCGCGGGTTCGATATTGACGCGCTCGAAACGCGGGACGAGGCCCCCTGAATGCGGCATAACCTGGAGTGTCTTGGTGCGATCATCGACGTTCTCGACGATCCATCTTCGGCCAGCGAAAACAATCAAACTATCCTTGTGGATTGAATAAGAGATAGGGAGAGTGCCGAGGGTTTTTCCTTCAGCAGTTAGGCGCCACTCTTCGGAGCTTTCGAATACGGCGAAAAAGCTTCGCGATTGTACCAACTGTTCGCCAGCGGCACCGAGCATGAGCGTGCCATCCGGGGCTTGTTCGATCAGCTTCAATTCAACGCTTCCGATGTGCCGCAAGAGTTCGGCATAGTCCGGCCTTGTTATCGAAACGAACGGACCGGGGCCGCAAAGCAATTCGTAAAGCGCATTCGCACGAATACCACCTCTTTCGACGATGACTGACAGCGTCTGGTGGATCAGAGTAGATAGCGCTTCCGAACTCGTTTCGGGGGGCTCAACAAATTCCGCTAGCAGAAGTCTTACGGCGGCGACCGCCCGCACGGTTGACGGGCGCAGACGGTCGAGCAAACTCGCATCTTTCCCGACGTGCGGTTCGCGCACATAGATCCGCATGATCGACGGCGTTCCTGGTCGCCGCCCTGTCCGTCCCAGCCGCTGACGCATGGACGACAAAGATCGCGGGGCGCCGATCTGAGCGACGGACTTGACCGATCCAATGTCAATCCCGAGTTCGAGGGTCGAAGTGCAAATCGCGGTAGTCGGCTTCTTGGCGTCCTTCAATCTGGCCTCAAGCTCCTCGCGCAGCACCTTCGAGAGGCTGCCATGATGGGGAAAGAACTCGTTGGGGACTCCCGCCCGCTCCGACCGCCGGCGTAACCGATCGGCGGTTGCCTCCACAGTTCTTCTGGAGCCTCCGAACACCAGGTTGTTTGATCCGCGCAGGGCCGCGAAGAGGTGATCGGTTATCAAATCGAGCGCTGTCCGAGCGGTGGCCTCGCCTTCGCCTTCTGCATGGTCTGGATCGGCGACTTCCGGCGGTTCATAATAGCCGCGAACTTGCAAGCGGAACTCAGGCGCATCCGACTTCGCTTCCAAAATCTCGACGCGTGAGGGATCGGACGGACGAAGCCAATCTGCAGCTTGTTTGAGATCGCCGATCGTTGCTGATAGCCCCATACGACGCGCCGGCTTGCCGCTGAATGCTTCAATCCTGCGCAATAGGCTCGCTAGATGAATGGCGCGCGGACCGCAGAGAAAGGCATGCAGTTCGTCGACCACGATAAAATCCAGTGAGCCCAACAATCGGCGAGCATCATCGGGCCGTCGCGACAACATGGCTTCGATTGATTCAGGCGTGATCAGCGCTATTCCCTCTGGTTTGAGAAGCGCTTTCCTTTTAGCGGCCTGAGACGCGTCGCCATGCCATTTAACGACCGGTATTTCCATCCGCTCGCAAAGCTCATCAAGCCGGCGGAACTGGTCGTTAATCAGCGCCTTCAAAGGACTGACATAGAGGACCGAAAACCCGCGTCCTGAACGCTCGGCTACCCGCGTGAGAATCGGTAAGAAAATGGCTTCTGTTTTCCCGGCAGCGGTCGTCGCTGCGACCACGATGTCCTGATTAGTGTCGAGAATCGAGAAGATCGCGCGCGCTTGAATTTCGCGCAGTTCTTCCCAACCCTTATCGCGAATCCAGCGCTGAATGGTCGGATGTAGGCGATGATAAGCGCTCTCAAGAGCCGGTTCGGAGGCTTGTAAGCTCATCGTCCGCACTCACTCGATTGATGGTGCCGCTGGGCTCCTTGTCCTCCACATCCGGCACGATCGATATGCCGCCCAGGAGTTCCCGCCATTTTGTGCCAGGATTCTGCTCAATGATCGCCAGCATATCGACGAAGGCTTTCACCGTCGTTCGTGGCGTGCGAAAATACGCTTCCCCGATTCGCTTGTTGCAATGGTCCATGAACGCCGAAAGGGCCTCGTCCGGAACAAGATATTTCGCCGGATCACCGCAGGCAAACACAGACCTTATATTGGACAGCAACACCAAGAGATCTTCGGGCGTGAGGTTCTGCAACCTGATGATCGGTCCCGAAAAGTCGACGAGCCCACCGCTTGCGAATGCGTTCTCCGCCAGCCTCGATTGCAGTGCTTCGTAGCTGTATAAGCCGCGCCGCGAATCGAGCAGGAATTCCGGCGTACCACACATGACAAAACCGATACCGTTCGTATTACCCTGCAATGCATCGTTCACGATGTGTAGGATTTGCTCGTAGTTCTGATTTCTGGCCTGTGAGTTTTGCAGCTTGTACAAGTTTACCATTTCGTCGAGCATCACCATTAGTCCGGCATACCCAGCGACCCGAACAAATGCAGCGAGGGCCTTTAAAGAATCATAGATGTGTTCGTCGTCAACGACGGTGCGTACGCCGAGCGCCTGGCGCGCTTCTGTCTTGGTCGAGTACTCTCCACGCAGCCAGCGCAATGCGGCGGCCTTCAAGGTCTCATCGCCATGTTCGCTTCCGCGCCAGTAGGCTTTTAGAACTACAGAAAAATCGTATCCGCCCACATAGTCCTGTATCGTGGCTAATCTCTCGTCAACGACCTTCTCGACGGATATGGCGCGTTCAGTCGCATCCTTGATGGCGTCTGTCACAAATCTTTCAACAATACTGGAGAGGGCATTTCCCTCTGGCTTTGTTCGTGTAGCAAGGTTCTTCACTGCCTCGGAATAAAGACTTCTAGCTTGGCCCCCGCTCGCGTAGATGCGTCGGCCAGGAGCCAGATCCGCGTTGACGGTTACGCATTTGCGTTCGAGTGCGATAAGCCGGACTAAGTTGAGAAAAAACGTTTTCCCAGCACCATACTCTCCGATAATGAAGCGAACTGACGCTCCGCCATCGGCGACGCGATCAATGTCTCGCAA